CCACCAACACTTTGCCATACTTCACCAAGTGTTCTTGCTGTGCGAAATACAATATCTTGAACAACTTGATATAGTCCACGCCCTCTGGGAAACTCCGCATAATATAGAGAATCACGGCTTTAATCTTGGATATTTGGATGCGGCTTTTCATTGCATATCACATTTTATGCCGCAAAATTACGAAATTAAGTTCATATCCAATTATTATTGTATCGAATTTTTATGCGTCTGCGTTAAAAACATGGGCAACAGCGGCACATACGCCACCATTGCCCACACTTTGTTTGTTGTTGTACTTTACAGCATCCCCAGCACCATTCCTACCGCTCCCCAAAGCAAGTCCCGCCACTCGGCTGTCCCTTGCCCAAGCCACTTGTCATAGACGAGTTCCTTCGCGCTCAATATGAACAAAGTGAACAATACCGCAGCCCACAACGGCATCATATACTGGGCAGCGTCCATTATGAGGATGCCCGCAATCAAGTGTTCCGCGCCGTCAATGCGCATCGACTCCGTGCAAACAGCGTCAATCTTCGCCCTGATTCTCTTCAGAAAGCTCACCATACCATTGCAGCGACAACACATTCAACCACAGCGGCGGCGACCCACGCCAGCACATTCACGAACTTGTACGAAGCCCGCGTCGCCGTCATGCGCACGAGTTCGCAGAACGCTCCGCAAACCAATCCAGTGAACACGCCAAGCATGGCGGTGTCAAAGTGCATCTGCCCGTCAAGGTAGATTCCTTGTCCGATAGTCGCCGCGCCTATCAATGCGCCCAACACAAACAGGACCCTTTTCGAGTCCAAATAATTCATAAACTTTTCCATAACTCTTATTTTAATGTTCAAATAAATAGTCCAGCCATGTGTAATGCAGCCGCTCGTCAAGATATTTCAAGTACGACTGGTTGGAGTACGCTTCCCGCTCGAAGCTGATGGCGCGGTATGCCTTGTGAGCGCGGAATCCGTTAAGCACAAGCCGTATCAGCCATTCCGCCACATACCACAGATAGAAGAACACATAAAGCATTTCCTTCATCTGCGCTGTGTGTATCGCCTCGTGGTTCAAATCCGTGTCTCTCATCGTCTTGCCCTTCCGCACGAACAGAACGCCGAACAGGTTTATCGCCTTGTACCCTGGGAAGGGGATGATGTCGTTGTATATGATTTTCATACGTGCCACGGATTCAGGTATGGGTCGTAGGAAGTCTGGAAGGTAGCCATCTGCCAGTCCGTCACAGGCTCTTTCTTCCTGTCAACCTTTCTCGGTATCTGGGGGGTGAGCTTCAGCCTGCCCGCGTCTTTCAGCCATTGCATCGTGTGGTCGTAGTCGTCCACGCGCACCGTGCTTATGTTGTTCGGCGATATGAGCTTGTGCAGTTCATAAAGAGCCAGCTGCACCATGTGCCGCTTCAGATTGTAGTTTTTGGGGTCGTGGTGGCGTATGTTCGTTTCAAGTTTCGGCTCGTCAGCGTTGGGGTTGACGATGGGGTAATATACATTGCCGTCATACACCACATATTCATGTTCCGACAATTCGTAGGTGTCTATGCTGTCGTCGTAGTCGCCTATCAGCCCCCAGCAGTCCGACTCCATCGGGTTCACCAAAGCGTCATAGCCTTCCGTGGTCATAAGCGTGAAGTACTTTTCCTCGTATTTCACCACTTCCCAGCCATTGTAGGGTATCGCCTCCCAGTCATACACTTCCACTTTCTCCCATGCGTTGATGCCAGGTATGCGGATGTCGCTGAAGTCATAGCCGTTCTGAATGTCGCACTCATAGATGCGTCCAACGAACCACACCCTGTCGCCTGTATGGTAATTCCTCAGCTGCGAGTACGGCTCGGTCTCTTCGTCCTTTTTCGGTTCTTCGTCCACCTCGTGCCAGTATGACGCTGAACACGGTGCTTTATATCCGTTTATGGCTTGCATGACCTCGCATATCTCGCCGTCAAGGTAGAAATGACTGCCTGTCGGATAGGTTATCTTGCGGTCGTAGTCGAAGATGTTTTTGCCGCGTTCAAGTTCCTTCTCTATCTCGTAGTTCTCCGAGAGATAGTCTATCATCGACGCTTCGGCGGCTTGCTCCGCCTGGGTGAAACGGAACTCCTCGTCACGGATAAGCTGGCTCAACGCCATTTCCGTGATTACGCCCAAGTAGTCGTTGTTGTTCAAAAATCTTCTGTACATATTGTATTCTCTTAATATTCAAAAGCGTTATACACCGTCCCAGAGTATGTTTCGATGGAACTTTTCTGATTTTGAAACCTCTTCCATTCGTCATTGAGGAACAGCACGAGAACATAGTCGAGTATGTCCGACAGGTGTCCGTATTTCTCCTCTTTGCCCTTCGTCTTTGGGTTCAGCACTTTCTTCTTGCATTTCGTCCCGTCAGAGTTTTTCTGCTGATACACCATGTCCTCCGTGAACTTCCTGCATCTCATGTCCACCAGAATCTTCCAACCGCCGAAGCCGTTGAGCAGGGCGTTGACAAATTCCAAGCGCGTGGCCTGCGGCGGCTGTTTCTGGAGCAGTTTCACACGGGGTCGCAATACGGCGTTCCGCATATTATCCACTATAATAGTATAGTTGTTTACATCCTCTTCCGTTTGAGTGGAGCGTGCAAGCCCTGCTGGGTCGCCTGTTATCACGATGCCGCCCAAATGTTGCCGCTGGATGTGTTTCTCCTTTATCTTCGCTGCCAACTTCGGTGTGTTGTTCTCCTTGTTTTCGGGCTTGCCCAAGTTCTCCTCCAAGATATAGACCGCCTTCTTCTCGTAGTCAATCTGAAACTCCAGCTCGCTCATGTATGGCGCGACGTTGAAGTCCCACCCCGATATAATCGGCTTCATCGGGTCATACACTTTTTCGCGCAAATTGTCAATCAAGTGTTTGCTGCCGTCAAAGTTCCAATAAGCGGCCATTACGTTGCCTTCGACCCAGTTCCAGTTGCCGTATTTTAGCCGTTGTTTTGTCGCTTCGTCAGTAATTTTATCAAGGGCAGCTAAATATGTGGCACGAAATCTTGGGTCTGGGTTATCGAATACCGTAAATGGTATATACCGCTCGTTGAGTCGGCATTGTACTGGGTTGCCTTCATCGTCTTGAACAAACCTATTCCTAACCCAACCCAAGTATGGGTTGGTGCTCATCGCTAATTTGGGTACTTTTAGTGATTTGTCAAGATTGTAACGAATACGGCTGAATAACACTTCTACTGCTTTTTCTGAAATTTCGCTTACCTCGTCAATGGCGACTCCTGTAAGTTCAATAGAGCCATAACGCATAAATGAAGGGTCGCTTGGATTGTCTGCCATTTCCATAAAGATAATCCTTGAACCATTCCAAAAAGTTATGTGTCCTTCAAGATTGTTTATATGGTAATGTTTGTCCTCAATTAAATTCCATTCTCGCAATAACCACTTTATTGTGTTGACCGTACTTTCCTTTAATGATTTCAAGGTTTTTCTTGCAACAGCCATTCTGATATTGGAATATCTCATGCAAGTCGCTATGAGCCACGCAGATAAGACCAGACTTTTGCCACCACCCGCTGCGCCGCCAAGCAAGATAATCTCTGGAATATCCACATTTCCACATTTTGAGCATTGCGGGCGATACATCGGTCGTCCTTGTTCATCTCGCGAATAAACAGTTTGCACTATTTCGCCACCGCAAACATCGCATTCAGGTTGGAGTGCCTTCCATACTTTTAGCTGTTTGGCGGATGGTTGAAAATTGATAGGTGGTAATCCTACTGGTGCTGATAATCTTGCCATATTATATTCGCTGAAAAACTATTCCTTGTTTAGTTTTGTGTTGGGTTTTTATAGAATGATGTACTGAAGCCGTACTGGTATGTAATTCTTTTGCAGCTTCTTTTATCATCTTGTACTGTCGTGTTGTGCCATCAGGCATAAAAGCCAGCACAGCGACACGTTTTATATTGTCTTTCGCTGGGACGTTAATTTTGTCTTGGTATTCACCTCTCCAATAATATCCTGCATACATATCCGAAGAGCTTATAGACGAGCTTATCGCCTCGTTGGAGAAAAAGGATGAGATTTACGAGCGAGTGTTGACGCACGAATTGTGCAACGAATACGTCTCGTTCCGCATCTTCGTGAATGGGCAATGGGATGTCAGGTATTAACCGTTAAAAGAGAAATTGCGATGTACGATTATGACGAAATGGAGAGCATCGTGGGCTGCAACTGCACACTGCTCTACCCTCGCAGAGGTCAGACCGAGGGAGTCGTTGTTGAAGATTACGGAACAGAGGTTGTCGTCAAGCTGCTGAACGGCAAGGAAGTCGTCGAGTACAGGGACGAAATCCACATCTTCGACTGATTGAGAACTGGCAAACAAAGGAAAGTCCGTTCGCTCCGTTGGCAGGAGGACTTTCTTTTTTTGTCTGCACAAATCATAGAAAAGGCGGAAAGTCCATCATGCAAAGAGGTCGTTGAGGCACAGCTCGGCTTTTATGCAGTCGGAATGTTTGTTGCGGTTTAGTCCGTATGTCGTGATGAGAGTTGGAACAATGCCCTTCTTGCAGTCCGTCTCAGCGCGGAATGACGACATACGACGGAGGATGTTGTCTTTCTCCTTTTGGTTGAGAGTATAGTATTCGGATGAATATTTTATCTCACAGAGGTTTATCATCCTGTCGGCCCGCTCTATGAGCAAGTCTATCTGCGCCTTTGGCTTGGTGTCGGTCTTGCTACGCCACGAATAATACTCGGTGCGGATGCGGTCGATGCGCAGGGCTTGCTTTATCTGAGGAATATGAGCCATACATACGCGCTCAAAAGCCAGCCCATACCAGTTGTTGATGCGGGGAGTGTCTATCTGGTTCGTCCAAAAGTGAGTGTCGGTGGACGGATGCCGGAAGAACGTGATATGGAAGAGCGAGAAGAAATCCGTCAGCACATAGAGACCGTTGGAGGACTTTATCCGCTTTGATTTCACAGAATAATAGCGTATGAAATCGCAATAGGTCAAGTCCTCAAGCAGTTGCGTAAGTTTACCGCTTGACTCCATCTTCAGAGCAGCGGCTATCTCCTTGCGAGTGAGTCCTTGGTGGTTGGCATACAGCAATTCGATGATTTGCATGTATGGGTCGGCATTACGGAACAGGGAGCGGTACAGGCGAGAGTATTCACGACGGAGTTCCCCATTCTCGTTGGAAAAAAGCTCGTCGATGTTCTCCGCCAGACTGAGATGCGGGTTCAGAAGACTGAGATAATAGGGAATGCCCCCAAAGCCATGTATGTTTGGGCGATGGTCAGTCGGTCCCAATCCATGCCGTTGGCCTGCAGGTATTGCTCCACTTGAAGCAATGAGAACTGATGGAGATGTATCTCATGGGTGACTCGGTTGTGCAGTCCGCCACGGTTGTCAAGGATATTCCTTACCATCCATGACGTAGCCGAACCGCAAACGATAAGCATAAGGTTATCCTGCTTTGCGCCCCATGAGTTCCAGAAATGCTCCAGTGCACGGACTAAACCAGAGCGTGGAGTGTCGAGACATGAAAGCTCGTCGAGGAATACAATCATTCGCCCGCTACTGGCTCGTTGCCGCAAAAGTTGCTGAAGACACTCGAATGCCTCGTTCCAATTCTTCGGAGCGGCATCGTGAAGCCCGTAATCCTGCAATGCGGAAGCGAAGAAGTGCAACTGTTCACTGTATGTGCCGTCTATGCTGCCCGTCATCTCGAAACTGAAACGATTGCGATAATGCTGCTGGATGAGAAAAGTCTTGCCGACCCTCCTGCGTCCAAAAACCGCCATAAATTCGGGCTTGCCCGACTGCTCGAACCTTGTGAGTTCGGCTATTTCATGTTCTCTTCCTATTAGTGTTGTCATATTGAACGATGTTGTTATTTGTGTGCAAAGCTACAAAATAATTTGGTTATACACTTTATAATCTGCCAAAATCGACATAAAAAGTTGATTTTGGCAGATTATAGCTATACAAGCGAGAGAATATGGAAATTTTGCGATGGGTGCTGTTTGCTGGGCTGCAAGTTCGCTGATGATATGATTGCCATTGCCGATGTAATCCGCAAAATCCTTTTGTACGCCTGCCGTAAACCTTTTGTAAAATCGATATTATCCTTTTATGATAGGCAAAGCCACTATGCCTCATTCTCCAATGACAGCGACTTGACCGCATTGTCGTGTGAAGGACACTTCCATATTTCTTTCGTCTGCCTGTTTCTTCAAGTTCTTTCCTGACTTTCTCCTTTTCGCAAATAGAAACCTCTGCGACAATCATTGTCATTCGTGGTTGGGTTACGCTGTCCTTTGTCTGTCCCTTCCTGTCTGTAGCCCATCATTTATGCGTACTCCTTGCTGTCCGTATCAACTGTGAACCCGTTCTTGCTGCTCGGCATTATGTGACGATAACGTGGCACATCCCTTTGCCTGCTCTCTTTTTTTGCCTATAGCGAGTATATGCCATGCTTGTTGTTGCACTGGATAGCATCCCTGTTTTCCTCCAATTCCTTTGCTCGTTGTCATGCTCGTCTTTTCCGAATTGCCTGTTTGCGAAGCCACTCCTTTTTTGACATGCAAATTTAGCGTGTTGCTGCGATGCCGATACCTGCATCTTGTGTGGTCGCTTGTGCTGTGACCAATAAAATAGTCGGCAATCTTCCTTTTTCCCCCTGACCGCCAACGACAAAACGAGTATTGCCTACCATTTTCATGGTGCTTCCCACATGGTGCCACATCCCTGCTCTTTTGGGCATGTAAAAAAATAAGTTTCATTTCTAAAATTCAATTCAAGATGAAAAAAATCGAGAACAATTTCGCAGTAACAGGATTTGTAGGCAAGGACGCTGAAATCCGCCAGTTCACAAACTCAAGCGTGGCACGTTTCCCACTCGCAATCAGCCGTCAGGAGAGCAATGGCGAAGAGACGGCATACACGTCGGCTTTCGTCAACGCCGAGGCATGGCGCAAGAACGGTCACACCGAGTCGTTTGACCAAATAGTCAAGGGTACGCTGCTCACCATCGAGGGCTTCTTCATGTCGGAGGAATGGACGGACAAGGACGGCGTGAAGCACAACCGCATCGTCATGGTAGCCACCAAGTTCTACCCAGCTCCCGAAAAGGAGAAAGCTCCGAAAGAGGAGGCGAAGCCTGAGAAGCAGATGCGAAAGGCAAAGAAGTAGCCTTCTTCAAACACAAAGCGACCTTCGGGTCGCTTTTTTCTTGCTCATCCGCACTTTACCATTATAGAAGCCGTGCTTTCTCCCATTTACAATTGGCATTAACCATCCTCCTTTTGCAAGGCTTCGCCCCGACCCAGAGAAGCATCATTAGGACGACTTGCCGAACTGACATTCTTCCGCATGGCGTACAAGTAGCCATTTGGAGGATGACAGTTCTGCAAGGTCTCAAACCCGAACAGGCTCGTCGCCTTTGCCGCCAACCGCAAGACTGCGTTTTGAGGTTGTACTAGTCTGCGTCAAGCCACTTCGTATAAAGGTTTGAGCCTGCCCGTCTCATGACGCTTCGCTTGCCCACCCTTACCAGTTGTAATGTTTCCCTTTTTATGCAGTATGCCACCTTTTTATAAAATATCCGCCTATTGTATTTCCACAATGTGATAATCTATGCTCATCCCTGCAAGGACTTATTTTTCCGCAAAGGTAACGAGTAGCTTCCAACCGACAAATCCAAGTCCACGAGTGTATGCCTGTGAAAAATCTTCCTTTTTACGGTGTTCTACCTAATACCTTTTCTATGCCTATCCATAAAAAGAGTATTTTCTGCGTCAGATTTGTCTTGTTGTGCGCAACTCCCTTTTGTCGGCAGAAAAATAAGTCCCAGCAGGTCTGAGAAAAGACCAAGATAAGGGAAGAAGAAATGTTTAACAAACAAAGTAATCGCTATGGACAGCAGAACTACACTAATGGAAAAGCTCAATGAGCGTGTTTCCAACTTGGAGAAAGATTTTCAATTAATGGGGTCAGTGGAAAATCTACTTGACAGGTTAAACCTGTTGGAGGAGAACATCTACACCACAAAGAAAGTCCTCACGTTTAATGAGGCGTGTTTTTATCTCGGCGTTTCTCCAAGCCTACTTTACAAGCTGATGTCTTCAAGGGAGGTGCCACATTACAAGCCTCGTGGCAAAATGCTCTACTTTAACAAGGAAGAGCTGAACGACTGGCTGATGCAGAACAACGTGCCGACTATCAGTGCCATAACAAAGGCGGTTGAAGAAAAAGAAAAGACACGGGCTATTTCAGTAGGAAACGTTACAAAAAAGGCAGAAAATTTGCGGTATGACATCGTGACAGGGCATTTCTAAAACAGATTTAAGGGTTAAATATATGAGCTACAACAAGACAAAGGCATTGGACGACAAAGTGCGAGCCATAGAGACGGCACTGTGCGTCCAACGGCAAGGCAGGCAAGCCACCGACAGGGAGAAAGAGACGCTTTCGAGGTACACAGGTTTCGGAGGCGTAAAGGAGGTGTTGAACATAGGTACGGAGAAGCCGACACCGTGCGAACTGGCAGTGCCTATGGCAAGGCTGCAAGAGGCGTTGCTGGAACTCGCCGATGGCGACACGCAGCGTTACAAGGCGTTGGTAGAGAACGTAAAGTCTTCCGTGCTAACGGCTTTCTACACTCCGCAGTTCCTCATTGCGGCAGTGGAAAGGCAGATACAAGCCACTCTCACAAGCGGAGAAATGAAAATGCGCACGTTCCTCGAACCGAGCGCAGGCATTGGCGGTTTCCTGCCAGTGGCTATGACCGACACCAAACGCTACGCTTTCGAGAAAGACGAGGTAATGGGCTTATCCTCTCATTCCTGCATAGTGACACCGCCGTGAGCGTTGCGGGTTTCGAGACGATAGGCGCACAAGGGCTTGACACGGAGACATTCGATGTGATAGCGTCAAACATCCCATTCGGCAACTTCCGAGTGTTCGACGCCGATATGTGGAGGAAAGAAGGCCTATACGAACAGTCGGCAAAGATAATACACCACTATTTCTTTGTAAAGGCAATGGAACTTCTCAACGAGGGCGGCATATTGGCTTTCGTCACCACGAGGGGAACAGCCGACACAACAGGCAACAAGTTCGTGCGCGACTACCTCGTGAACCATGCCAACCTAATCACGGCATTGCGACTGCCCGACCGCCTTTTCATGCGGACAGGCGGCATAGAGGTAGGCAGCGACTTGTTGATATTCCAAAAGAACACACGCAAGGCTGCTCTCTCACAGCGTGAACGGCTCTTCCTGCAAGTAGCGAAAGAAATCGTAGATACATAGGGAACGACCACCGAGTATGTAAACAAGATTATTCACACTGCCCAACCACACGCTTTCAACAAGCAGCAAGATTGCGTCCAACCAATATGGCAGGTACACTCGCAAATACCTGTGGCAGAGTGATGAAAGCTCAATGGCGAAGCGACTTGCGGAAATATTAAAGACAGACTTCGAGCGTTACTACCGCAAGAGCCTTTTCACGGACGGCGGACGGACGGCTACTCTGCAACCCTCGCTATTCGACCTCTTCGGAAATCCATTGGAAGAGACGAAGAAGCGTGGGAGACGACCTTACACCGACAAGGTACAACCGTGGATGAAAGACGGCGCAATGGTGCTGTTCGAGGGTCAGCTTGGAACGTTGAGTATGCGCAGGTCAAGCCGATACTCCGACACAGCCGTTGACTTCCAGCCCATGCCCGACAACAACGCCTACACGGAAAGGGCTAACGACTACTTGCCAATCCGTGAGACATACTTCGAGCTTACGATAAAGGAAAGGGAAGATAAAAAGGCACATCCCGAACTGCGAGACGAGTTGAACAGCCGATATGGCACGTTCACGAGGAAATGGGGCTTTTTCCACGACAACGACAACAAAAACTTTATACTGCTTGACAGCCTCGGCGTGGAAGTGTTCACGATAGAGACGCAGACTGGCAAGGACATCGGCAAGGCTGACATAATGCGTGAACCAGTAGCGTTCAAGCGCATAGACAGCGAAAAGGAGCTTGCCCCGATGGAAGCGTTGGCGAGCAGCCTAAATTTCTACGGCATGGTGGACTTTGCTTATATCGCACAGGCGACAGGCAAGTCTTGGGAGAATTGCACAAGCGAACTCAAAGGAGAGATTTTCTTCAACCCAATCAGCTGTGCATGGGAACACAAGGGCAAGTTCATAGCTGGAAACGTGATAGCGAAGCGCAAGGACATCGAGGAATCGTTACGAGACCTTGACGGCGAGGGAAGGACTTGGGCGGAGCAATCGCTCAAGGCGTTGGAGGAAGCCACGCCCGAAGCCATACCCTACGAGGAGCTTGACATCAATATGGGCGAGCGGTGGATTGACGCAAGGATATACACCGCCTACGACGACAGCGACCGCATACAGGACGAGGCGTACAACGACCTCCGCCCCGCCGTGGCCAACCTGCCCGACGCAGCGACCATCGCCCGCTATGACACCATCTTCGTGGGCTCGCCCTGTTGGTGGCACCAGCCCGCGATGGTGGTATGCACGTTCCTCGAAGCCTACGACCTCACGTGCGGAAAGAAAATAATGAAGAATCGGTTTTGATACCACTTTCAAGATAGAAGTGCAACAAGTCCCTCTCTTCCTCTCCGCCCTTTCCGCTACGCTACAAGGGCGGAGAGGAAGAGAGGGACTTGAACAGAGCGACCGGCAATACAAACAAAAAACAAAGGGAGACCGCGGTCTCCCATGGATTAACTACTTTTGTATTGCAAATGAGTTATAAGCACTTAACCCGCGAGCAAAGATACGCAATATATCTGGGACGACAAAAGGGTGAGACCCAAGCCTCAATTGCTCAATCCATAGGGGTCAGCAAATCAACCGTGAGCCGGGAGTTGCGACGCAACAAGACGGCAAGAGGAAAATATGTGTACGACAAGGCAGACAATGCAGCCGAGTCAAGGAAGCACCGTGCGCCGGGAAACAGGGCCGTGAAGCCGGAGCTGTGGTGGCGCATAGAACAGCTGATAAAGGAAAGGCAGTGGTCGCCACAGCAGATTTCCGGCCGTCTCGCCAAGGAGGGTGTCAACGTGTCTCACGAGACTATATACAAGAGGATACGCGCCGATGAGACAGGGGAACTCGCCGCGAACTGTCGGCACAGGATGAAATACAAGCGCAAGGCATCAAGGAGGCGTGAGACGAAAGCCACGAACATAAAGAACCGCGTGAGCATACACGACCGTCCCGCGGAGGCTGACGGCAAACGTTTCGGCGACTGGGAGATGGATCTCATCGTTGACAAGGACGGCAACGCCATACTGACGCTCGTGGAGCGCAGCACCAACTTCCTGCTTATGGAAAAACTCAGGCACGGCAAGGAGGCCATGCCGCTGGCGAAGGTCGTGTGGAGGCTGCTGCTGCCTTACAAGGGAGAGGCCTTGAAAACCATAACCACGGACAACGGCAGCGAGTTCGCAAGGCACGAGTGGATCACTAAAATGCTGAATGTACCCGTCTATTTCGCCGACTCCTACTGCGCATGGCAGAAAGGTGCGGTCGAGAACGAGAACAAGCTAATCAGGCAGTACATACCCAAAGGAACCAACATAAGCGGAGTCACTGACAGAAAAATCGCAAAAATAAAGAAGATAATAAATGAAAGACCGAGGAAAAAACTTAATTTTGCAACACCAACTATGATCTTTTACAAAAATATCACGTAGTGTTGCACTTGCCTGTTGACTCTGCCGTTGACTCTGCCCATTATAAGCTGTAACAAATAAATACATGGAAATTTGTGTGGATGGAGGAAATGTTGTAAATTAGCACCCAAATTTGGAATCATTATGGCAAAGAAATATCCCATAGGCATACAGACATTCTCCGAAGTTGTTGAGAAGAAATACCAGTATGTTGACAAAACGGGCTACGTTTATGACATCGCCAACAATTATAAGTATGTGTTCCTAAGCCGTCCACGCCGCTTCGGAAAGTCATTATTGACATCCACATTGAAGAGTTATTTCGAGGGACGCAAGGAACTCTTTGAGGGTATGGAGGCTGGGCGACTTGAGACGGAGTGGACGCAATATCCCGTTTTGCGCTTCGACATAAGCACAGCCAAGCACCAAGGGTGTGAAGAACTGATTTCGGAGTTGGAAAACAAATTGGCACAGTATGAGAAGGTTTTTCCCCGCGAAAAAAGTCAGAAAACTATTAACCAACGCATGGAAGGCCTGATACAGCACGCTCATGAACAGACTGGTCGGCAAGTGGTAGTGCTCATCGACGAGTACGATGCTCCACTCCTTGATGTGCTTAATGATAAGGAAGCCTTGAAAGCCAACCGTGAGGTGATGCGCAATTTCTATAGTCCGCTGAAAGCCAACGACGAACACTTGCGCTTCGTATTTATCACGGGTATAACGAAGTTCTCGCAGCTCAGTATTTTCTCTGAACTGAACAATCTAAAGAACATCAGTATGTTGCCAGAATACGCTGGCATCTGCGGCATTACGAGCGAGGAGTTGCAGACGCAGTTCAGCGATGACATTGATGATTTTGCCTCTCGGTTGAAAATTAGCCGTGAAGAGGCAATCACCAAACTGAGGGATAATTACGACGGCTACCATTTCTGTGAGGAATCGCCAGATATATACAATCCGTACAGTCTCATAAACGCCTTGAACGATGGGCAGCTTGACTCCTATTGGTTCGCTTCGGGTACGCCCACCTACCTCATAGAGCAGATGCGCAAGTTCCATTCTACACCTCAAGGCATCAGTGAGTTAAGGGCGAGGAAGAGCGATTTTGATGCCCCCACAGAGGGCATGACCAGCATCACGCCGTTGCTATACCAAAGTGGTTACTTGACCATAAAGGGTTACAGCCCCCAAAGCAAAATATACACGTTGGCCCTGCCCAATCGCGAGGTGCGGGCTGGCCTGATGGAGAGCATGGTACCCTACGTGGCAAGCATAGAGTATGCCACCCCCACGAGTCTGCTTGTCGGAGAGATGCAGGAAGCATTTTACAATGATGATATAGAGAAAGTGATGGAACTTATGAAAACTTTCTTCTCCTCGCTGCCTTACGCCGACAACGTCAAGAAGAACCCAGAGAGTTTCTATCAGATGTTACTCTATGTAGTTTTTAGTATGATGTGCCAGTATGTTGATGTGGAGGTACGCACACCGCAAGGCCGTGCCGACCTCGTGATGAACGCTCGCAACAAGATTTATATCATAGAAGTGAAGATAGCCAAGAACGCTGACTTTGCCCTTGACCAGATTAATTTGAAGGACTACGGCGAGCGTTTCCTCATACAGGGTAAGCCCATTGTCAAGATTGGTGTAAACTTTGACAGCCAAGGGACGCATAACATCACTGATTGGAAGATAATGGAATAGGAAAGAACATAAAAGGCGAAAATATACTTGAGCCATCGGCATAGGGATAAACACCATGTGCCGATGGCTTTTTGATGGACAAAACAGAGGACACACTGCATTCCTTCCTCTTTTTTACGATTTGGTGAATGTATAATGATTACAAAGTAAAGGAGCATACACCAACAAGATTTATGGCATTGGCAGCAAATAGCCGTCAATGCCATAAACCTTATATTTGGCAGTGTAATTTACCATGCCAAAACATTCCTCCATTGCGACAACGGTGACCTTGTGCAATGAATA